TAAGATTATGTCTGGTGCGCCAGACTTATACTTGCCGTCGCATAAAGGGATTGATATCATAGAGAATGATATGTTTGTTATAGATTTTATGACACAATCTCAATGTGAGGATATGATTGCTATGGCAGATAAGCACGGCGGCTGGGGAAGTCTATCTTATGACAAATTTCCAGCTCAAGAGATTCGCTTAAAGAAGCTAGGGATGTGGGACGATTTACAAGCGCATTGGGAAAAAAACTTATACCCTGTTATCGAAAATTATTGGAAGCCGATGGCAATGTATGGCCTTCGCGACGCATTTGTTATGCGCTATGCGCTTGATACTCAGGTAAGTTTATCCCACCATACAGACGCGAGTTTAGTTACTGGATCGGTGAAATTGAACGACGATTATGAGGGAGCTGATTTAGTATTCCACAGGCAGGGTATTAGCAATAAGGATATTGCCGTCGGTAGGTGCATTTTGTTCCCAGGAATGGTAACTCACGGGCATGAATGCTTAGAACTCACCAAAGGCGTGAAGTACAGTTTGACTATGTGGAGTTCAAGGTATCCTGGAGATATCTTATAAATAAAGGCATAAGTTGTTATAAATAGATAATACAAACAAAGGTAGATGATCGAATGGCAATTACATATACTTGGAGCATTACTTCTCTAGAGACTCAAACAGTCGGCGAAAATGTTGATACTGTTATTGGCGTATGTTGGGAAAAGCGTGGAGAAGATGAAGAGGGAAGAATTGGTATGTATGCTTCTAAAAGCGGTTTACCGACAGGAACAGCTACAGATTCAACCTTTATCGCGTTTGCCGATTTGACTGAAGCCGATGTCATCAATTGGGTACAGACCAATATGACGGAAAGTTATTCCGCTAAAGTGAACTCTGGCATACAAGAGCAGATTGATATGCAAACAAACCCCATCAATATGCCAACCCTTCCTTGGATTGCGGAATAAGTAAATGCCACTACAAACATCAGGCCAAATATCTCTAAACGATATCCACGTAGAGGTAGGCGGAACTTCCGGAACCGAAATCTCTATTAATGACGCTGATGTTAGAGGATTGATCGCCGCTGCTTCTGGCGCGCAAATGTCGTTTAGCGATTGGTATGGTAAATCGAACGTAGACGTTTCTGTAGGAGCCATGGATTGGACGAATATAAATATAACTACCATCAGTTCGACCGCGAGTTCCAACGTACTAACTGTATCTGGTATAAACACGGCCATAACTATTAGATGGTCAATAGCCTTGGGCACATCCATTAGTGTGAACCGCAGATTTTACATATATAAGAACGGCATTGAAGTTAATAGTGGCGGAAACCCCGCTGGCGGCAACGTTGATATATCTGTGGTTGCGGGAGATACATTATCCTACAGCACATATAATACAGTGAACGGCACCGCAGCGGATTTTTTGTGGACTGTGACTAATCTTTCTGACGGCGGCGCTGCGATTGATATCGGGAGCGCCTACCATTACAAAACTGCAAGCGGTGGTGGCGGAGGCGGAGGAATTAATTAATGAGTATCGAATACGAGAAAGCTACAGTTGCTGGCGAAAGCGCAGCCACATTTAATGTCAATGAAATGCTGTATGAAATCTACATCGGCGACCTGAATACAGAAGAAGAAATACAGGAAAGGTTGTCGCGGCAAATAGAGATTACGGAAGAAGATAAGTTGAATAGAACATTATAAAACTTTAACTTCTGGGGATGGTATGCATACAGCGCCTTTCCAAACTAAAGTACTTCAAACTTATAAATAGTCTTAAATAATATCCCCTATTTGAGACTATTAAAATGGCAACTCCTACCACAAGAACCGAACTCAAAAAATATTGCCTCCGCAGACTCGGCGCTCCTGTAGTTGAGATTAATGTGGACGAAGATCAGGTTGACGATCGTATTGATGACGCATTAGAATTTTACCGCGATTATCATTACGATGGAACTGAACGAACATTTTTAAAGCACCAAGTAACCGCCGAAGATAAAACAAATAAGTATATTACCGTTCCGCAAGATATTATTGGGATTATTAATATATTTCCAATCGGAACTGGCCTGCAAGCTAACAACCTATTCAACCTTCGCTACCAAATATCCTTAAATGAAGTTCACAATTGGGCGAGCGAAAAAATTCAGCATTATGTTGCTTCTATGGAGCGAATTTCTTTGCTGGAAGAACTCCTTGTCGGAAAACAGCCTTTAAGATTCAACCGCCATACCGATAAGATGTATATTGATATGGATTGGAACCGAGTCTCTGTTGGCGAATATATAATTGTTGAGTGTTATCAGATTTTAGACCCAGACACGAATACTTCTGTTTGGGGGGACTGGTGGCTTCGTCAATATGCTACTGCGCTCATCAAGCGGCAGTGGGGCGAAAATATGAAAAAGTTTGAAGGTATGCAGCTTCCTGGTGGCGTAACTTTTAATGGCCAAACTATCTGGTCAGAAGCGCAAGAAGAAATTTTGAGACTTGAAGAAGAAGTTCAGAAGAAATTCTCTATGCCAGCGATGGACATGATAGGCTAAAAACTATGGCTACAAACCTGTATTTCAACAACTATGCGTTCACGCAAGAGAAAAATCTCATTGAAGATTTGATCATCGAGTCGATCAAAATCTATGGTGTCGATTGCTATTACATGCCGCGCACATTAGTAAACGAAGATGTTCTTTTTGGTGAGGATACCTTATCAATGTTTGAGCAAGCACACCTTCTTGAGATGTACATTAAGTCCGTTGATGGGTTTGAGGGCGAAGGCGATTTCTTATCGAAATTCAATATTGAAATTAGAGACGAAATGGTTCTTACTATTTCTAGGAGAAGATTCGGCGAAGAAGTTTCTGACGCAAATAGCACAGAAGAAGTTGGTCGTCCGGCAGAAGGTGATTTAATATACTTCCCGCTCAATAATAAGATATTCGAAGTTAAATTTGTAGAACACGAAGCTATATTTTATCAACTGGGCGGCTTACAAACATACGACTTGCGTTGCGAACTCTTTGAATATAGTCACGAAAGACTTAATACTGGTATTGCTGTTATCGACTCTATTGAAGTTGTCTACTCTGGCGATATGTCCGACTTCCAGATTCTGGACGAAGAAGGTAACGCTTTGATAACGGAAGATGGCTTTGCTCTCGCTCAAGACGGAGCTGATTTTAGAGTTGAGAATAATGATAAGGCAGCAAATAACGAACAGTTCTCAACAAGTTCTATAGACTTTATTGATTTCAGCGAGACTAACCCATTCAGTGAAGGAGATAGTTGGTAATGTTTGGTGCATCATACAATCACGGAGTTATCCGCAAATACATTATTATGTTTGGTTCTATGTTTAATGATATAGATATCAGTCGATATGATAAAACTGGCGCAAGAATACAATCTATTCGCGTGCCAATTGCATATGGCCCGAAGGAAAAGTTTTTAGCTAGACTTCGTCAAGATCCAGGGTTGGATAGAGCAGTCGCGACGCAACTTCCTAGAATGTCATTCGAAGTGACGGACATGGCTTATGCTCCAACCAGAACACTGAATAAGTTGAACAGAAATACTTCTCTCGGCGGTACAGACAATTCTTTGACCTCACAATTTACTCCTGTTCCGTACGATATAAATATAACGTTATCGGCTATGTTTGCTAATAATGAAGATGCTGTGCAGGTTGTGGAACAAATTCTACCATACTTCAGGCCAGAATTTACGCATAGTGTTAAGCTAGTTCCAGAGACTGGGCAGTATTTTGATATTCCTACCGTATTGAGCGGGATGACTATTGAAGACACATACGAAGCGGACTTTCAATCCCGAAGAGCTATTATATATACTTTTCAGTTTGTAGTCAAGGGTTATATTTTTGGGCCAATCTCTAATAAGGGTGTTATTAAAAGAACCGTTATTGATATTGGTATCCCCAGCCGAGACTTTGTCCCCACAACTTCTGAAGGGCCGAACAAGAAAATTATATTGACGCCAGGACTATTAGCTAACGGGTCTCCAACGACGAACCCGTCAGCAAGTATCGACGCGTCGACCATTGGCGCGAATACAACCTATGGCTATGCGTTTGATAGCACCGATTATTTTGATGGTTTAGAAAACCATGAGCACTGATTATGAAGAACATTGTAACGGATAATTTGAATAATATATTTGACGTTGAATCCGAATTGGTTGATGATGAGTGTAAGTCTTTAGTCCGGCCAAATTTTGAACATAAAATAGAACACCTTTCCGCCGATATAGCGGAAGACTATAATTTTGCTAGGGACAATTTGTATTCGGTTATAGAGAAGGGAAGCTATGCCCTTGATAACCTCTTACAATTAGCGAAGGCCAGCGAGCACCCAAGAGCGTTTGAGGT